CGCACGGTGAACCACTCGGCGATCATCGCGTCGGTCACGTTCACGTAGTCCACGCCGGTGCGACGGGCCAGGTCCTCGCGGATCGACAGGCGCGCCCACTTCGGCATGACGACCTCGATGACCTTCCGGTCGGAGAAGCCGTACTTCTGCCGGATCGACTCGGCCACCCACTGGAGGGCCTCCAGGCTCGACACGGTGGACTTCTGGTCGGCCGGGGTGAGCGCGGCACCGAGGGCGGTCTTGATCTTGCCGAGCAGGCCCGCGTTGATCTTCAACTCGTGCGCGACGAGGGCCTTGCGGATCACGTCGGCGACCAGTTCCGGGTACCCGGCGTTGGTGAGGATCGGCGCCTTGATGCAGATGCCGAAGGCGTCGCAGCGAACCTCGGTGAACGTCGGGCACTCGACGGTGTAGCAGGTCTTGTCGGGCGACCCGGCGATGGCCTGCGTCTCGGTGAGGGCGAAGCCCACGCTGCTGAACAGCGAGCCGAAGTCCGGCCCCTTGGTGAACCGGACGCCGCCACGGGTCACCTGCACCTCAGGCAGCGACACGAGGTCGTTGGCGTCCTCGTCGGAGCACCAGTCGTAGAGCGTCTCCGACGGGGCGCACCAGCCACCGGCGGCGATGAGCGACCCTCCGGGCAGCCGGGACTGGCGCACGGCCTCGTCCAGGAGGGCCTGGTCGTCGCGGAAGTCGTCCTGGCTGAGCCCGTCGTAGCCCTGCTTGGTGACCACGGCGGTCCCGTAGCGGTTGAACATCGCCGACGCCGGGGTCCCGGTTGGGAACGACCGCATCCGGTTGACGACGGCCGACGCGACCAGCGAGAAGTCGTCCAACTCCCTGCCGGTGGCGAAGCCGGGCACGTCGGCGGCGGCGGTGAGGACGGCCACCTTTCGCTCGGCGGGGACGACGACCGCCGGGGCCTGCGCGGCGGCGCGAACGACGGCGGGTGCCTTCGCCGGAACCCCGGCGTCGGTGGTGACATGCTCCACAGCGGCCTCCTCGACCTGCTCGGCGGCTGCGGTGGTCGGCTCCTCGGTCGCCGCCTCGACCGTCTCTGCCTCCGGCGGGACGCCGAAGTCCTTGATCGCCGCGACGCGCTCCAGCCTCTCGGCCTCCTGCGCTGCCAGGGCGTCCTTGCGCTCGCGCACCTCGCGCACGGCGGCGACGATGCGCTCGCCCTCGGCGATGGTGTCGGCGTCGCTGTCCTCGTTGATGTCGAGGTCGCGGAACGCGGCCAGGCCCTCGGACTCCAGCGCAGCCAGCGCGTCGATGTCCAGGCCGTCGAGCCCGGTGTCGGGAAGGGTGAACATGCGATGGCCTCCTGAGCCAGTGATCGGTCGGTCACACGACCCCGGCTAGGCCAGGCCGGACCGCTGGCTAGGCCACAGCGGTCCTACTGCTCGTGGAGGCTAACACGCCCCCGGTGGAGATGTCACGCAACCGGCGTGGCGCGCAGCGTCCCGCCGACACGGCGCACGATGGCCTGCGCCTCGGCGAGCGTCCCGACGACCACCTTGCCGCCGTCGGGCTTGGTCACCTCGTACATGGCGCGGTTGCGTCCCGCGCTCCCACCGCCGCAGTTGCAGCCCACGTCAGCGCACCTCCATCAGCGCACGGGCGCGTGCCCGCCGGTCCTCGTCGGCGAAGGACGCCAGCGCATCGACACGCTGGGCGCGGCGTGCACGCGCAGCCATCTCGTCGAGGACGGCGACGGCCAGCGCGTGCACGTCCACCACCACCTCCGACTCCTGCGCGGACGCCGCCAGCGCGGGCGGCGTGATGAGCGCCGTCTGCCTGCCACCGGACGCGGCCAACCTCGGCACCGGGAAGCCGGGCACGTTGACGGCCAGCGCGGCGACCAGTTCCAGGTTGCCCCGGATGCCCCGCCAGTCGCCGGACAGGCCGGACGCGAGCAGCCGGTGGACGGCCGCGTCGTCCACGTCGGGGCGCAGCATCCCGGCGAACCAGATGCCGTGCTCGTCCTCACCGACCGCGACGTCGGCGACCACGGTGCCGGTGTTGTCGTAGTGCGCCTTGGCCGCGAACGGGTCGGCCGACAGGTCGGCGTGCCCGGTGTCGAGGGTGATCTGGCCGACGGGCACGTAGCCGTCGTCGGTGAGGACCTGCCCGGTGGAGAAGTAGGCGTACTGCGCCGCCGAGTGGGGCGGGGTGACGCACATGCGGTCGATGCCGATGTGGCAGGTGTCCCACAGCGCCAGGTGGCCACGGATGCGGCCGTCGGGCTCCACCGTGAGCCCGGTCGGGCCGGGCAGGTGCGGGTCGGCGAAGGCGTCGGCGGGAAGGGCGACCGGCGCAGCCGCCGACACCAGCGACACGCCCTGCGGCACGCAGTCCTCGCACGACTGGAGCGCGGTGGCGTGGCGGGCTGCCCGCCGCCGGTTCTCCGGCGTGTTCGGCGGGTTGCCGGGCCTGCCCAACTCGCCCGGCCAGTAGCCGAGGGCGTCGTGGTGCCACTGGGCGCACGTCCGGTACAGGAAGTACGGGTTGACGTACTTCGCCAACTGGCGGGTGCAGCGGGTGAAGTCCCCCGGCATCCCCCACCTGATCTTGGCCGCGCCCTTGCCGCGTGTCCAGTAGGCGTGCAGCCGCCGCGTCTCCTCCGGGTGCGTCACCCACCCTGCGCCGCGCTTGAACTCCTCGGTGTCACCGGCCCACTCCTCGGGCAGCATCCACTCCAGGTCCAGCGCGCGGGCGCGGCGCATGATGTGCCGCTTCGCCTTCTCGTAGTCCTTCGCCCGGCCTACCGCCTGGATGGCGTTGCGGAGGTCGTCGGCGTCCTTGATCGGGTAGGACCCGTCGTCAAGGGCCTCGCCCGTCTCCGTCATCCTGTCGCGCTCGGCCTGCGTGTAGTCCCGCATCGCCACCGCAGCGGCAACGAGGTCGTCGGCCTGCTGGCGGGTGCCCAGCGCGATGAACGCCTCGGCGAACGCCGGGATGGGCACGATGGTCGCGGCGCTGATCCGGCCCTTGGAGAACCGCACCGACTCGTCCTCGGTCACCGCCATCTCGGCGTCGTCCACGTCCACGCTGATGCCGCGCAGGTGCCCTTCGGCGATGAGGCCCACCACCTTGTCGGCCTCCTCGGTCTGCGCGAACACGCCCTCGCCCCACACCAGCCCGTCGGGGTCGCGGTCCATCCGGTCGATGCGGCCGACGACGACGGCCCCGTCGTGGCCGGACTCGTTGCTGGGCTGCCACAGCAGCGGCAGCGGCAGGTCGCGGCTGGACAGCGCGCCCGGCTCGAACGAACGCTTGTCGCCGGACAGCACCCCCTCGGGTGCGAGCACCCCGTACCAGGGGGTCGGCTCGTCGGGTGCGAAGTCGGTGACGTCGAACTCCTCGTCGGTGTCGATGTCATCCATGACGTCGGTGTCGGCCATCTGCTCTGCCCTTTCGACGGCGTTCAGTTGCGGTCTGACCTTACTGCGCCTGTCCATGTAGCCGGGCTGTCCCGGCTTCTTCCCGTCCTGGTTGACGCGCAGCCAGTCGTCCCTGGCGATGACGCGCTCCTCGTCCTTGGTGGCGTGGCGGCGTTTGGTGATGCGCCCCTCGCTCGGCTTGGGCGTGTACCGCTGGCCCCTCGGCACGACCTTGGGGGTGCGGCGGTTCTCCAGGAACAGCAGGTCGTGCTCGGCGAACTCCAGGGAGAAGGCGTCGGCGATGTTGGTGAACGGCAGGACGGCGAGGACGCAGCGGCAGTTGTGTGTTACAACGCCGTTGGCACTGTACCAGTTCCTATCTGTGTGGAGGTTGTACCACTCATGCCGCCCCTCACCCCGCTCGACACCGACGACCTGCGTCGCCGCCATGCCGAGGGCCAGAGCGTCCTCCAGATGGCGCGGGAACTCGGCGTCCAGCGACGCACCATCGACATCTACCTGCGTCGGCTCGGGCCGGAAGCCCGCAGTGCCAGCGAGGCCAACCGGCTGCGCATGGCCCGCATGACGCCCGAGGAGCGCCGTGCCGACGCCGCCGCCGCCCATGCCGCGCGCCGCACCGGAGGAAGCCGGGAGCGCGACACCTTCACCCCGGGCCAGATCGAGAAGGCTCGCGTCGCTGAACGTGACCTCTCGTACGCCCAGCCTGACGAGAGCCTGGTCGCCGCCTTGTACCCGCAGTTCCGCCGCCAGGTCGCCGTCGGCCCATACAACCTGGACTTCCTCGTCGGGAACGTCGCCGTGGAAGTCCACAGCAGCAACACCCACCCGCTCTACCACCCCAACCTTGCTCATCGCACGGAACAGTTGCTCGGCGCTGGGTTCCACGTCGGCTACCTGTGGCCCTACGGAGAGCGGGGCTGCCATGACCTCATCGCCTGGGCGCAGCAGGTCAGCCTTGACGTACCCCTCGGGGGTCAGTACCGGGTGGTTCGGGGTCACGGTGAGGTCGCGTCCGTCGATGAGGCGCAGATGCACGCTGCGGCCATGCGTCACATGGCGCGTGATCGCCAGTACGCCCTGCCCAGCCCAGCCGACCTTCGTTGACGGGGCCACGCAGTTGATCCATACCTCGGGCGGGCCGACGGGCTGGCCGGGGTACTGCAACGCGAACCCGCCGACGGGGAACGTCTCACCCCGCAGCCGCCGCACCCCGTGGAGCGGGCGGTGCGTGTCACGCACCGCTTCATCCTGCATGGAGTTGTGTACAATCGTCCCGTTAGCAACAAACCACGATGACGTGACGGAGAGGTCGTACACATGGTCGCTCCACGGGATGACCTCGATCGAGAGGACATCGCACGGCGATACTCCAGCGGGGAGTCCCTGGCTACCATCGCCGGGGCCTACGACGTGTCCTCGCGCACCATCCGACGCCAGTTGACACTCGCCGGTGTCGATGTGCGAACCCACAGCGAAGCCGGGCTCGTCCGCAGTCAGCGGCCGGGCGAGCGTGAGCGTGTCGCCACCCACCTGCGCTCGGTCAACGTCGGGCGACGGTGGACGGCCGAGCAACTGGCCTCTCGGGCTCGCGCACGCCAGGAGCGCCAGTTGCACATCGGTCGTCTGGAACGCGAACTCGGAGAGCGCCTGCGAGCACGCGGCCTGCAGGTCGTGCCGCAGGCGGCTGTCGGCCGCTACAACATCGACCTCCTGGCTGGCGACGTGGCCGTCGAGGTCCATCGGCACCTTCATAGTCCGACGTTGCTCGACAAGAGAGCGACCAGCGAGCGCGTCGAAGCACTCCTTGATGCTGGGCTGCGAGTGCTCTACGCCTGGTGTCCCGACGGCATCAACTCCGGCGACGTGGAACACCTTGTCCTGCTCATCGAGTGCCTGAGCAGCAACCCAGCCGCGCCCCGTCAGCACATGGTGCTCCGGTGTCAGGGTGAGCGTGGCGTGCGGGAGGCGTAGCCGAATCATCCAGCCCTCGTGCCAGCGGCGCGACACATGCGTCACGCCCGGCGCCTGAACCAGCGTGTCGCCAGAGACACAGAGCCACTGCTTGACCGACAGCAGCGGGGCGGCGAGGACGGTGGCCCGGTTGAGGACGGCGGTGGCGAGCCAGGTGGCGAGCAGGTCCGGGTTGGTCTGTGGGGTGGTGCGGGCGAGCGCGCCGTCGAGGTCGCCGCGCAGCGACGCGAAGGCGTCCCGCCAGTCGTTCCCGCCTTCGCCCTCGTACAGTCGGCGGAACGGGTCGGCGAGCACGTCGAGGACCGCCTGGGCGAGCGCCGGTTCGGACAGGGCTGCGGCAAGGCGGGGCCGCAGCGTCGCGGCCAGGTCGAGCAGGGCGCGGTCGCGTTGCGCGGCGAACGTCTCGACGTCGAAGGTCACGATGCTGCGGCCAGGTCGAGGTGGCGGGCCAGCGCGTACCGGCTGTGCGGGGTCTTGGTGGCGATGAGCCCCGAGCAGTAGCCGTGCAGGCGCAGCGCGAAGTCGGCGGGTGCGGCGTCGGTCACCCGGTCCACGCAGGTGAAGGCGTCGGCGAGGAGCACGTCGGGGTCGCCGTCGAACTCCAGGTACAGGTCTGCGGCCGGGGTGGGGCCACGGTAGGAGTGCCGTGACCGCAGCCGGTTCCCGGCCCGCTCCAGCGCCCGGTAGACCAGCACCTCGGCGGCGGCGAGCAGCGCCGGTTGCGGTCCGATGTCGCGGGCGTCGCGTTCGATGCTGCGCCGGTTGTCCAGGTCGTCGGGCCGTCCTTTGGCGGCCCCGATGCTCGGCGTGGGCAGGTCCACGCCGAGGGCCTGCACGGCTGCCTGGGTCTGCTCCGGGCTGGTGGAGCCGAGTGCGATCTTGCGGAGCAGCCACTCGGCGAGGTCGTTGCGGCTGGGCTTGTCGTCCTCGGCGAACCCCGTCTCGCGGCGCAGCGCCGCGCCGGTCAGTTCGCCCCGGTCCCACAGTTCGAGCGCCTCGCGGGAGCGGTTGGGCCGGATGCGGATGGCGGCGCTGTCGGCGGCGACACCGTAGGAGGCGACGGGCAGGTCGGCGGCGATGGCCGGGGCGACGTAGCCGGTGTAGACGGCGTTGGCGACGATGGCGAGGCGGGGCTCGATGTGGACCTTGGTGCTGGCCTCGTCGGCGAGCCAGGCGTTCCAGTGGTTGACGTCGGACAGGCCGAGCAGCACCTCGGGTGGCACGTCCATGCCGAGCGCGAACCGCTTGACGGCGTTGTCGCGGGTCATGCGCGTCTCTTCGGCCAGGTCGCGGGCGAACTCGATGTGCTTGGCGGCCTGGATGGCCTCCGCTGGGGCGGTGACGACGATGGGTACGACGGCCGAGGCGTCGTCGGGGTCGGCGATGGGGGTGAGCATGGCCTCGCCGAGGGTGAGCATGAACAGGTCGGCCTGGGAGGCCCCTTCGGGGGCGTTGTCGGGTGCCGGGAAGGTCATGTCGGACGGCAGCATCAGCACCCCGGCACCGGCGAGGCGGGACTTCAGGGTGGCGGCGACGGTCTGGCTGGCACGTTCGATCTCGTGCAGGCTCGCCATGTTGGCGCGGACGGGGCTGTCGGCGCGCTGCGGGTCCACCGGGTGCGGCTGCCAGACGCGCAGCACGAGGTCGCTGCCACGGGTGAGGGTGACGTGCCCGGCGCCGTCGCCGAAGTCGGCGCGGAGCACGGCCCGGTCGCCCTTGCCGGTCTGGCGCACCCGGTCGGCTGCGAGCACGCTCCAGGTGCTGTCGGCTGCCCGGTACACGTGGTAGCACTCTCCTGCGACCGCCAGGTGCAGGCCGGTGAGGCGCAGCATCTCGGTCTGCCCGGCCTCGCCGCCGAAGTACTCGGCGAGCGCGTCGGCGGCGGGGCCGGACAGCAGCACGTGGTCGGTGCCGGGCCGGTGCTCGACGGCGACGAGGCGTGCCCGGGACATCAGGTTGGCGATCCAGTTGGCGACGAACCTCAGTTCACCAACGGTGTCGTACAGCCGCCACGCCTCGGTCTGCCACGCCTCGCTGCGCGCGACGGCTCCTTCGCGGACGGTGGGGAGCCGGACGGCGGATGCGACGAGGCTGGTGGCCGTCGGTTCGGGGTGGGGCTTGCGCGGTCGCGCCATCGACTGCTCCGGGGTGTCGGCGTGCCTGATGGTCGAACGGTAGCGCCTGTCAGTCGGGCGTGTCTCGAACGACGACCATCGACGCCGCGTAGGCGGCGGCGAACCAGCCGTTGGCGAGCCACCACGACCAGTGCAGGTCGGACAGGACGGCCCAGGCCAGGTTGGGCAGCGCCACCCACGGGGCGAGGCAGAACGCGCACTGCACGAGGTCGTGCCACGGCTCGGGTGCGCGGGACAGGTACCAGGAGCGCAGCCACAGCACCGGCGGCCAGGTGTCGTCCACGACGAGCCTGGTGGCGCGGGCGGTGCCGAGGACGCCGACGGCGGCGGCGGCGAGGACGAGCCAGTCCGGTGTCATGCGAGGACCCGGCGGGCGAGGTGCTTGACGGCGACGGCGGCGAGGACGGCGACGCCGATCCAGCCGGACACGCCGAGCGCGATGGCGAACAGGGCGAGGGTTGCGATCACGGTGGCTTCCTTTCAGACCTGAAACATGTCACTGCGAGCCACCTTGGAGGAGCCTGAGCCTGGTCGGGCTGCTCATGGTCGCGTCGGCCGACCGTCCCATGACCTCCGTCGCGGCGTAGACGAGCGCATCAACACGGTCCGGCGAGTGGGTCGTCTCGTAGGGCTGCCAGGTCGTCATCTGCTCCTCCAGGCCGGTGAAGGAGCCGACGTGGTGGACCTTGCCCTGCTCGTAGCGGCCCACGACCGGCTCGGCGCGCAGCGCCTTGGAGCGTCTGGTCTGCCGGACCAGGATGCGGGCGTCCCGGTAGCCGGTCGAGCGCAGCGTGTGCTCGACCATCTCGCCGCCGAAGTTCTTCTCGGCGACGATGGCGTCGGCGGACCAGTCGTCGTAGGCGGCGTTGGCGGCTGTCGCCCAGCCGTGCGGCGAGTAGTGACCGGAGCGGTCATCGAGGACGTAGAGGTCCCCGTCGCTGTCGATCCCGACGACGACGATCCCCGTCTCGTCCGCGCCCTGCGCCTTGGAGCCCGCCGGATCGACACCGACCACGATCCGCCGGAGGGTGGGTGCGCCGTCCACCCGGCAGCCGTCGAGCATGTCCCACGTCCACAGCGACCCCTCCACGTCGTCGAGTATCTCGGCGTGTATCTCTTGCCTGCCCAGCCTGGTCCCCTCGTACTTGTCGAGGACCTGCTGGGCGAACACCGGCGACAGGTTGTGCAGGTTGTCGTAGGTGCTGGAGCGCACAAGGACCAGCGCCGGGTCCTTCAGGAGCGACCGCAGCCACGGCCTCGGCTTCGGGGTGGTGGTGAGGCAGACCCTGGGGCGTCGCCCCAGCCGCAGGCCGAACAGCAGGTTGTCCCACACCTGCTGGACCATCGCGTAGAACGCTGGCTCGTCGCACCAGGCCGCGTGGTGCTCGGGGCCGCGCAGCCGGTCGGGCTCCTCGGCCGAGTACCCGGTGACGACGGCCCCGTTCGGGTAGGTGAGTTGCTTCTTCGACGGCTCCCACAGCGGCCGGAACTCGGGGTGCGCGGTGGCGAGCAGGCCGGACTCGCCCTCGACCATCGTCGCCCGGAAGTCGGGTCCGGTGGGTGCGACGCACGCGATCCTGCCGAACACGCGGGTGCATCGCTGGACCCATTCGGAGCCGGTTCGCGTCTTGGCCGCCCCCCGGCCCCCCAGGTTCATCCAGTACGCCCACGCACCCTTGGGCGGGTGCTGGTCGGCGCGCGCATGCGGCCACGTCCAGACCCCGTGCGGTTTGCCGTCGCAGCCTGGGACGGTGCAGTAGAACGGCTTCCACTGCGAGTGGCGGATGGACGCTATGCGTTCGGCGATCTGCGCCTGCGCGCGGGGGTCGAGTTGTGTCATCGGAACCTGTCCAGGTCCGCGAAGTCCTCCCTGGCGTTGTAGGAGCGGTCGAGCCAGGGGCTCGCCTCGCCGTCGAGGAGGATGGCCGCCTCGACGCCGGTGACCCGCTCCACCTGCACGGCGACGCAGCGCCGCAGCCAGCCGGAGGTGGTCATCCCCTCGGCGCGGGCCGACAGGCGCGCCCCGTCCACGAGACGTTTCCCCCAGCGGAGCACGACGGGAACCACGTCGCAGCGGTAGCGTGCCGAGTCCTGGGACGTGGTGGCGAGGATCGTCTCCCGCCAGTCCGGTCGGCGAGGCAGGATGTGGCTCTCGTCGCGGGTCACGGCTCGATCTCGATGACGTCGGCCTCGGGCACGTCCGGGATGTACTGGCGGGACATCTGCGCCACCCAGGCGTCCATCTGCTCCTGGGTGGGCGTGTAGTGGATCATCTCCTGCGGGGCGTCGGCCCCGAACAGCCTGATGTGGCGGTCGATGATGGCCAGTGCGCGGGAGACGGCGGCGAGGTGCTCGGGGTGGGTGTCGTCGGTGGCCTTCCGCCACACGCCGCGCAGCAGCCTGTCCAGGCGCGCCCCTTCGGTGCGCCGGAGCGACTCGCGGTCGTTCTCCCCGGCGCGTGCGGCGAGGGATATCTCGACGGCGTTGCGGGCGTTGGCGGCGCTGCTGTAGCCGAGCGTCTCGGCTATCTCGCCGTAGGTGGCCCCGGCGACGCGCAGGGAGACGGCGGCGTTGGCCTGGTTGGACCGTTCGGGGAGCGCGCTCATGGCAGGAGTTCCGTCAGTGCGGTGGTGTCGTCGGGGTACCCGGCCCTGTGTCGCCGCCACGCGGCCTGGGTGTCGCGGCGCACCAGCAGGGGCAGTGGGACCAGGGGCAGCGGCTCGTCGTCGTCGAGGTCCAGCGGCGTGTCGTCCGGAAGGAGGTCGAGCAGGTCGCTCTCGGTGTACCCGGTGCCGAGCAGGTCGTCGTCCAGCGCTGCGAGCAGGTGCAGCAGCAGGCTGTCGTCGTAGGTGCCGAGGTCGGCAGTGCGGTTGTCGGCGAGCATGACACGGTAGGCGTCGGCGCTGTCGGGGTCGAGGTCGAGGGTGACGACGGCGATGCTGTCCCAGCCGAGTTCCATCGCGGCCATGTAGGTGTGGTTCCCGGCGAGGATGGTCCCGTCGCTGGCCGTGACGATGGGCCGGTACTGGCCGTTGACGCGCAGCGAGGTGGCGATGGCGTCGGTGTCGCCGTTGCGGGCGTTCCTCGGGTGTGGGCGCAGGTCGGCGATGGGGACGGTGCGCGTGGTGAGGTCATGGGACGGCACGGACGCCGACAGTAGCAATCAGTGAACGGGAAAGCGAGGGCGGGATGGAGTTCCCGATGAGCCTGCGGGCGTGGGACGTGGGGACGTGGGGGACCGGGAGTTCCTGCAGCGCCGCCGCCTCGGCGACGGTGATGGGCGTGCGTGGCTGGCCGCTTCGCAGCGGGTGGAGGTAGTTCTTGGTGGTGACGGTGGGAGAGGGGCGGGTCCTCCACCAGCCCGGCCCGTCCCAGGGCGGGCCGAGGGGTGAGAGCGCGTCGGACATGGTGCGGGCGGGGCGAGGGGTGGTGGACGGCCACTGCCCGTGGGTGGCCCGCAGCGGGGCCAGCGGTGTGCGGGACGCGACGAGGAGGGCGCGGTTGCGCCGCTGCGGCGCGGAGAACTGCTCCGCCGACCGGCACCCGGCCCACACGTAGTACCCCTCGGACCGGAGCAGGCGAGCGATGGCCTCCAGCACGGGCAGGGCCTCGGGCACCTGCTCCGCGCACAGCCAGTCGGGTCGGTGGCGGGCGAGTTCCAGGGTGAGGCGCGCCCCGGTGGAGGCGACGGCCGGGACCGTGGTCGGCGTGACGTCGGCGACGGCTGCCACGATGCGGTGGAGCATGGCGCGGCCCTTGCCGGACCCCAGCATGCTGTAGTCCTGGCAGGGCGGGGAGGCGACGATGCCGCCCTCGGTGATGGGCGGGAGCCTGCGGACATCGACCCGCTCGGCGTCGGGGTGCACCGCGACGGCCCACGGGTCGATGTCGTAGCCGTGGCCGACACCCCAGCCGCCCATCCCGCAGAACAGGTCGTGGATCACGTGCCGGTGAGGGCTTCGGCGAGGATGACGCGCACCATGTCGCTGCGGGACAGCCCGCTGTCGCGGGCCAGGGCGTCCAGTGCGGCGAGCATCGTCGGGTGGACGCGGACGTTGAGCATCGCGTCCCTGCCGCTGCCGCTGCCCGGCTTCCTGCCTCTCGTCATACACGAAACCTACCAGGAGACACCACACCCCCCTGCGTGGGAGGCTAGTGACCAACCGCAGGGGGGTGTAGTGTGTCGTTGTCCGCGACGAGAGAGAGGCTATCAGATGCGACCAGGGCAGCCACAGTTCCAGGTGGCTGTCACGCTTGACGCCCCCCGGCGGGGTGGCGGGTCAGTGGCGGCAGTCACGGCGAACGGGAAGGCTGCCCGCCAGCAGCGCGCCCCCCGCCAGCACGGAGCAGCGGGAGGGCGCCGGTCGGCCTGAACGGGCCGCAGCAGGACAGCACCACGGGCGCGACTGACCAGCCCGTCACCCGCAGGTCGCCCATTGAGCAGCGTGGGTCAACCCCTCGTCGTAGAGGTACAGCCCCCTGCGCGGGATGGGCTCCGCGCGCCCCACGGAACAAGGTAGGGGCACAGGACCGGGACGAGGTCGCCGCACACGCGGAAGGGCGGCGACGAGACGGAGAAGAACCGTCAGAGGAAGAACACCCAACCTTTCAGGTCTGAAACCGCTCATTCCGTCACACACAATATGTTCCGTAACACAACATACCCACCACCACCACACACCCAGAAGGCGGACGTGCAATACCGGAGAGGTGCCGCGCTGGTTTCGCGGCACCCCGCCCTTCGGAAGATCATCTGCCGGCGTGGGGCGCCGGAAGATCATCGCCCAGGCAGCGGGAGGCGGAGCGGGAGAACGGCCCTGCCGACCCTCTCCCGCTCCGCCGACCCGCTACGGCTCGACCATCTCCCCCATCGTGGTGAGCGTCGCGCTCACCTCTGCCCGCTGCTCCGGGGACAGTGCCGCCGCGTGCGAGGTGAGCGCGACCGACAAGGCGTCCAGCGCCTTGCGTACCTCGCCCCACGGCGTCGTCTCGTCCGGGCCGTTCTTCCTGGCCTTCGGAGCGTCGGGCCGGGCCTTGCGGCTTCCCGCTTTCTTCGCGTCTGCGATGGTCTGGCGGACCCTCGTGGAAACCTCGCGCGGCGACGAGCCCTTGGCGGTCAAGGCCTTGACGACTTCGCCAGGCGTGATGGCGGACTGGACTGCGTTGCTGCCGCCGAAGGTGGCTTCGAACAGGTCGCGGGTCGCGGCGTCGGAGAGTCCGAGATAGCGGGCACGGCCGACGTTCACGTATTTGCTAACTGTCGCCGTGGAGAGGCCGATGTCTCCGGCCATCTTGCTCTGGGTTGGCCAGAGTCCGTTTCGCATGGCAGCGGAGAGCGTGATGGCCAGTGCCATGCGGTACTGGCGGACGTTTGCGTCGAAGCCGCTGATGGCGGCCTTGAGATCTGCGACCTTCGCTTCCGCGACGGCGACGTCGCCGTGGCGCTCCGCGAGGAGGATGACGTGTTCGCGGAGAGCGTTCTTGTCCTCGACGGAGAGCGTCTCTGCGTCGTAGG